AATTTATATGGATGTTGATTCTCCAGAAAATGCTCCCCTTATTACACCTATTCAATCAAATGGTACTGACGTTTATTATACAACTATAAACGAGTTAGTAACACAAAAGATATTAACTGCTCACCGTATTACATCACCTGAAATTTTTGGTATTATGACTCCAGGAAAATTAGGCGGTAAAGATGAGGTAGCAAACGCCTATTTATTATTTGTAAATACAGTAGTTAAACCATTCCAACAAGCAATTTTAGATTGTTTTGATGAAATTTTTAAAATTAACTATGGTAACGATTATATATTAGGTGTAGAACAACTTAAATTATACTCAGACGGTAAAGAAGAAGTAGACGTAGTTACTGGTACCGAATCTGAAGTAGGAGAGGATAATATACTTGAGGCACAAATCGAACGTGCTGATAGAATTAACGATCCTAATATTAACCAAGCAGGCCAAGAACAACCAATAAACTAAGACTATGACCGACGTATTCATAATTTCAGAGGAAAATTTAAGACAATTTACTGATATCAACAATAATGTTGACTCTAAATTGTTAAAAAATGCAGTGCGCGAGGCGCAGGATATAGAAATCCAACGTATACTCGGTACTAAATTATATGATAAAATACTTGATGATATTAAAAATAACACTTTAACTGGTGATTATCAAACATTAGTATTAGATTGGGTACAAAATGCCCTATTATATGCTGCTTACTATTATTCATTAGAGGACATTTATATGCGTCCTCGTAACAATGGTTTGTTATCACCTACAGGTGGGGAAAATAGCGAGAAAGTAGATGGCACATACTATAACAGAAAAAGACAATCTGTTGAAAACAAAAAACAATTTTACGAAGAGCGTTTAACTAACTATTTGATTCAGAAACAAGGTAATTTCCCTGAATTGAATGGTAACGTTGAACTTCAACAAATGTATCCTGATTTTGGAATACAATACAAATCACCAATTGTAATGCGTAGAAATGGTAGGGGCTACCATGCAGGACAAGCTAGAGAATGTGGATTACCAATCTATGATTCTCGTTATCCTCAGTTCCCACAATATCCTTATAAGTCTTACAAAAACAATGTATCTAATTTTTAATATATAATGGGAAGAAATTTAACTAACCTTTACATCAGTGAATCATTTCAACACTTAGTACAAATAAGTGGAAGTGAATTACAGACTGGTTTAGGAACGGTATTATCAGGTAGCTTAGCAATTACCTCATCACAGGCTATTTCAGCATCATTTGCTGACACCGCATTTAGCGCATCATATGCTTTAAACGCTACTAATGCTACAAGCGCAACCAGTGCTTCATTTGCTACAACAGCTTTGACAGCCACTAGTGCTACTAGCGCCTCTTATGCATTGAATGCTACAAATGCTGCTACCGCAACTAGCTCATCATACGCATTAAGTTCTTCGTTCGCTCTTACCGCATCGTTTGCGCTTAACGCGCAGGCCTCTGTTGATACGGGCAGTTTGATGAGGACCGGATCGGTAAGCGCAAATACGCTAACTTTTACAAAGGGAGATGGTTCAACATTTAATTTAACAGTAAACACTGGTTCCGCAGTATCTGTATCTACAGGTAGTTTAATGACCACAGGTAGTGTTAGTGGAAATGTACTTACATTTACTAAAGGTGATGCAACAACATTCAACTTAACAGTAGCAACTGGATCGGCGGTAGCAGCATTTCCATTTACTGGATCAGCTGGTATTTCAGGTTCTCTTATACTCACAGGTTCAATTAGTGTAACTGGTTCAGTAGGTGGTAATTTGATTGGAAACAATACAGATACTTTTACATCTTCAGCAGCAGTACAACAAATAGTAACATTAACACAAGCTCAATACAATGCAATTGGTTCACCAGATGCAAATACATTTTATATAATTTCAGGATCAACAGTTGATTATAATACATTTGCCACTACTGGTTCAAATATATTCAATGGTAGCCAAATTGTTAGTGGTTCAATAACCGCAACAGGTGGTGTTACCGCATCTAATGCTTTAATAAGTGGTAATTTAACTGTAAATGGTACAGCAAGTATTGGATTTTTACAAACAGTTACAGGTTCAGTAACACGAATTGGCGATGCATTTATTTTATTAAACACATCTACCGCTACAAGATATGCTGGATTATTAGTTGAAGATAGTGGATCAGCTACTCCTCAAAACTATACAGCATCATTCTTCTATGATTCACAAACTAACGATTGGAATTATGAGTATAGTGGTTCAGATCCTACAAACTTTGGTGTAGCAATGTTTGGTCCTGAATATACAACTAAAGGATCACCAACATATTTAGCAAATAATACATTAGCAAAAGGTAATGGCGGTCACCATTTAAATAATTCAACAATTGTTGATGATGGTACTAATGTAACATTCAGTACTCCTATTTCAGCCTCCGCTGGAATTACAGGTTCATTATTTGGTACCGCTAGTTTTGCTACTTCAGCCTCAGTTGCTATCTCAGCATCGTTTGCTACCTCAGCATCAGTTGCTATTTCAGCATCAACAGCTGTAAGTGGTGGTGGATTAATTCCTGGTAGTGCTACTGCTTTTAGATCAGCCCCTCACCTCACAACATTACCTGCAACAGCAAGTGGTGCAAATAGTATAGCACTTGGTAATGGTGCTTATACTTTAGGTGGTGGTACAGTTGCAATAGGAAATGCTGCTTCAGCACAATCACTTCGAAGTGTGGCTATTGGTAATCAGGTTACTGCCTCTGGAGTAGATACAGTTGCTTTAGGTTATCAAGTAACAGCTACTGGAACTAAAGGTATTAATATCAATAATATAATCAAATATGATGGTACTAGTATTTCATTAGTTGGACCTACACAAGTAACAGGTTCATTAAGTACTAGTACTACATTATTTGTAAGCGGTGCTGCCTCATTAAGTGGTTCATTAAACGTTTCAGGATCATCATTATTTAATGGACCAGTAACTATTAATAATACGGCTTCTGCTGATTATTGGATGGTAGATACTAAACCATTTGCGAGATTAAGTAGTGATACTATAATAGCAGGTCGTATAGATGCTGCTGATCAGGATTTTATACTAGCAGGTAGAAACTTTAACGGTACTGCCCCCGCTATTACAATGACTGACGGGGTATTTATTTATAATGAAACATTTCACGAGTTTACAGGTTCAGTAAGTTTATCTAGTACTTTAGATGTAGCTGGAACTACAACATTAAAAGGTAGTACTATACTTAGTGGTTCAGTAAGAGGTGAAGTAAGAGCATTATCAATTACCTCACAAACAGCATCGCTTGATTGTTCAACAGATAATTTCTTTACCTTATTACTAGTAAGTGGTTCAACAACGCATGTAAATCCTTCTAATATATTGCCAGGACAAACAATTAATTTACGAGTTAAACAAGCATCTGCTCCCTCAGGTTCAATATCATTTGCCTCAAGTGTAAAACAAGTATCAGGCAGTGCTTATACTCCTACATCAACAGCAAATGCAGAAGATATAATCACATTTGTATCATTTGATTCAACAAATCTTTACTTAAGTAACGTTAAAAACTTCGTATAATGACAGTTTATAACAGCGCATCAATTGAATATTTAGGTGGTGGTTCTTTAGGTAGAGCTTACCTGGGATCATCACTTATAAAATCAACACCGGCGCAAATTATTACTAGTGGTCTACAATATAGATTTGAATCTAATATTTCAGCCACTACTAATTTATGGACCTCATTAACATCAGGTAGTTTAAGTGATAATAATATTATATCTCAATCATTAGCCTTTAATAATGTAGTATATCAGCCAACTGGCCGAGGTTTTGAGGGTAATTTAGATGATGTCTATATAGCTCCCTCGGGTGTACCGGGTTCAGATACAGATAGAACATGGCAATTTTGGATCAAAGTAAATACTTATCAAGATGGAATGATTTGGGGAAGTTTAACATCAGGACCCTTTCAACCTAATAACTACAATAGTAAGAATTATTATATAATGACTACCTCTACTGGATTTGGATTTCAGGGAGATGTAGCTTCACCTTATACTTTTCTTACCTCAAGTTTTACTGGCTGGCAAAATATTGCTTTAACATTTAATAAAGTATATAATCAAGAACCATCAGCAAATATATATTTGAATGGTGTTTTAGCATCTACAGAAATAAATAATGGCGATTTAGACCCACGAAATTCAGCAGGTGGAAATACAAATTATATAACTATGTTTAGTTTACAAGATGGTGGAGCAAATAATTTTGTAGGTCAATTTGGAGAAATGTTAACATATACTAAAATACTAAGTGCTAGTGAGGTATTAGAAAATTATAACGCAACAAGAAATCAATACGGAAAATAATGGATAAAGATACAGTAATAGCAAATACAATTACTTTGGGTGCGGTTGGAATGACTGTAATGAACCCAGTACAAACTTTAACACTAATAGCTTTAGCCATAGGTATAATAGCTAATTTAGTTTCAATTTACAGAAATTTAAAAGATAAAGAATAATGTTTACCCCTTTCGCATTTGTTAAACAAGAAGCAGCAGCCGCAGGACCATCATACGTAACAGATGGATTACAGTTGTATGTTGATGCCAATGTTGCAGCATCATATCCTGGTACGGGAACAACTTGGTCTGATTTATCAGGTGGTGGACGTAACCTAACTATAGGAAACCAAGGGGCTTGGGTTAATACAGGTACTTCAGGATTTTATTATATGGACTTTGTAAATGGAGGAAGTGTAAATAAAGCCGCTAATCGTCTTGTTGGTGGAAATTTAACCCCAATACCTACAGGTTCAAATGGTATAAGTACTGTTTGTATGTTTGCCGCGTGGAATTCATCAACAGCAACTTACCGCACAGCTATACGTGATGGAAATGATGCAAATTTCTTAGCTATAGTAAACACGGGTACAAACGATTTAGGAACATACACTGATAATTTTTATGATGGTTTTTTCAATGTGAATGATTTACCATCATATACAACTCAATTTAATTATCAAGTTTGGGAATTTCACAATACAACAGCTGGATCACCTTATAACCAATATTGGTATCAGGCTGACTTAACTAATCCTCAAGGTACACCTATTACAAATGTAGCTGCAGCAATGACTGCAGGTCCTGGATCATTTGGAGCTCGCCAAGATGGTGCTCAACGTGCTTTAAAAATTGCCTCTATCCTAGTTTATAATAAAGCATTAACTGTTACTGAAAAAACACAAAATTATGATTACTTTAAAGCCCAATACGGTATTTAAGCATCATATTTTTTCTGTAATTTAGGTAATTGAATAGTTGGGGGTGTTGCCATTTTATAATAAGTACCTTCTTCACTAGAGGGTAAAATAATTTCAGCATCATTCTGAATATGAAGAGCAGATGCAACACCAATATATGTTTTATCCTCAGTTACTTTTAATTCCTCAGGACTTACCTCATTTATAAAAAACAAACCGTATCCATCTTTGAATATGTGCATGTGAAAAACATTCATTTCGTTAGTTACCATAGCGTATAATGCATAAAACTTAACATTTTCAAATACAATACCTGTTTGTAATATTTCTTGAACTGAGCGATCTTCCTCAATCTCAATACTCATATAGTATTCTTTACCCTCATCATCTTTAGCCAGGCAAGTAATAGGGGCATCTAATGATGCTACCTCAATTGTTCTGAATCTAGCACCTAAGTAGTGATAAAACTTGCTAATCTTTAAGTCTTGGTCTTTAGTTAATTCCATATTATTTATTTTTATATTTTCCTCTTTTTAATCTACGGTGTTCGTCTTTAAGCATATAAGTTAAATTACTCAGGCAATTATTCGCGTTATTACCGTCTAAATGATGGACTTCATAACCCTCCGCGCAAGGTCCCTCGTATGCGCTTATAACGCATCTGTGAACGTACTTTACGTATCTTTTATCGCCAATATACGGTTGAAAGACTTTATATCCACTTTTTTGTGTTTGTTGAGCAATTATAATCCATCTTTCTCGTCTTACTGAGTAACACCATATAATACCATTAGTAGTAGCATAATAACCTGACATATCAGGTATCTCTTGAACACCTTCAGGGCGCTCAGTAAATTCTTCTTTTATTCTGAATGTATCAGTTGATTTATATCTTCTAAATTTCCAATCACGCTCAACACCCATTCTATATAGATTTTTATATCCATGATTTTGGGCTAACGTTTGTTGATACTGGAATTGAGATACTTGTTGACCTTCGACAAAAAATATTATTTTGCCGTCTACATTTTTAGTGCTAAGTTGTTTCATTTTTTTATTTGCCTTATTGTTTGTGATAATAAATATACGCGTGTAGTATAAAAAACGCAAGAATCAAAAAATATATTTTTACGGCTCTCCGTAATACATTATGACATCGCCTACGGACTTCCGTAATTACGGTTTTCCGTAATAAATAAAAATATCGTTTGTGATTTTCCGTAAAAACGCATTTTGTATTAATACGGCAATTGTAATACTTTAAGTGTATTTTGAACTAAACACCAAAATAATTTATTTACTATGATTAAAGTTTATGAAGCAAAAAGCAAGAAATGGTACGAAAGTATTAGATTAGCAAGTCAAGTATGTGGTTGTAATGAGACAACAATTAAACAAATGTTAGACAAAGGAGAACGAATCATTAATGGTAAAATGAGAGACTTCAAAACTACTGACATTGAACATAAAGATGTATTTAGTCACTTTATTAGAAAACATAAATTAAAACTAATGATTGCTAATTTTTACTTAGCTCCAGATAAGAAAGTATATTTGTGGGCTAGAAAGAAGAAAGAATGGATGGAGTGGAAAACGTATACTTTTGAAAATGGTAATATTAGTTTTAAAACTACACTCTGTGTTGATGGATTTAAATCTGATAAATGGATTCGTGTACACGAATATTATAAAACATTATTCCCAGAATTAGCATTAACACCTGTAAGCAAGACTGAAAATCCCTTTATATAGTTCTTGCGTTTTTGACTTTTTACCACATATTTATTACCGCGGCAGTAGGAACCACGTTAACAACCTACTAAACTTCATTTCACAAGAATGTTGGATCAGATAACATCATTAATTATATTATGCCCAGTTTTTGTTTACAATTTTTGTTTTCCTGGGATATGGGAGGGGAGAAAAATAAATTTTGGGCATAATTATATACGAATGGATAAAGGAATAACAGAGGAAGAAAATATGAAGGTAGCTATAGATAAGGCTATCACTAGGTGCTGGGATAAAATGGTTAGAGATGCTCAACGTATTACCTCCTATAATTCAGAGATATGGGAGGATTTACTCCCTTATACAATATCAGAATTTCTCACTAAGAAAAGTCTCCAATACCAGTATCAAGTGGCAGTGATAGACAATAAACTCCCCAATTACATAGGATCAGCTATGAGTCTACAGATTCACTCCCAAACTTCAGGTTTCTGGAACGAATATAGAAAAGAATCCTACAATTACAGGGGTTTATACTTAGAGGAAGAGAAAGATGAATATATGGCTACTCGTTTTGATGACCCTATAAACACATTAGATGGCGAAAAGTATGTATCTCCAGAGGAATGTATACATTGGGCATTAGAACAAATTCCTCCCTATTATAGGGATCTAATTAATCTTTATTACTTTGAAAAAATGACTTATGAAAAAATGCACATCAAATTTGATATTACATTTAATTCATTAAAAAAGGATATTAGTACAGGAATTAAATTAATTCAGAAACACTGCAAACATTTTATATAACATGGAACTATTTGATTTATTCATTATTGTAATTACAATGGCGGTAACATATATTGTTACTGTATCTTATCCAATCATCAGGGATAAATTTATTTTACTTAAAGCACGCTTTGTTTATAAACGAGTAGATGATGAATTACTACTTAAAACAATTGAGCATAATATGATTTTAGAAGATAGAATTGATGATTTAGAACAAAATATCACTCAATTAATCAAAACTGAGGTAGAAAACAAATTAAAAGAGATATTAAATGATTGAAATACTAGGTTTAGCGATACTAGGATTTTTTATAAGTGATTGGTTTACCCCAATCCAGGTTGTAAAGGATAGACTTAAGGTCTATAGTTGGCCAATTGTAGGTACTGTATTATATTGTGTTAAATGCAGTGCCTTTTGGCTTTCACTAATCGTATTGCAAAATCTTTATCTCGCGGCTATATGCGCTGTATGCGCGTATATTATTAAATTTATAGTGGACCAGATAGATATAATTCAAAAGAAATGATACATTTTAAAGAAAACATTAACCAACACGATGCTCAATACATTCTAGAGGAGGTATTACCTAAACGAGGATGGAGAATTAACAATCAAACACTATCACATTGGGAAAAAGCCCACAACATTATGTTTCAAGAACAAGTAGGTATTCCAGGTTGCTCGTGTGAGTATGTAGCAACATATAATGTATGGAAATCACGCGTTGAACAATACGAACAACAATTACGTGATATTGCTTATCCAGTAGAACAACCAGCAACCAAAGGTAGAAAACCTAAAAATGCCTAAAACATTATTTACATCTAAACGATTTGTATTTTATCCTGATGCTGAACTTGCTTGGGAATTAATTGAAACGGGTAAAGATATTGATGCTTTATATCCTGATAGTTATAAAACAGAAAATTTATTACCCGATTATGCTAAATCACTTACCCCATTATTGCTTGAGGATGAAAAATTTGCAATGTTAGAGGGTAAATACTTTGATTATGCTGTTACCTCATTTGGTAGAACATTCAATGTAAAAACACAAAAACCTGTATTAGTATATTTTGGTATGAAAGACATACAATTAGTACTCAGGGGAGATAAAATTAATCTAAGTGAAATATTTGAAAATAACGGGTGGGAATATTCAAAAGAAAAAATAAATAAAATATACCAACAATATAATTGGCCAGTTAAAATAAGTAGAAATAATTTAAAACAAAAAAATGAAAGAGACAAACCCTAGTGATATAATATTTAATGGTCGGTATATATCATTTAAATACCGTATATACTTATATAATAATATACGAAATTATGAAATCAAATAAAATAGAAAATATAACTAACCTAAGCGAATGTGTTAATTATATATTAGATAATAAATCTGGATGGACACAATTCACTGATTGGTATATGGAGAAACATGGTGCTAATCGCAAATATGCTAATTTAGTATGGGTAGAATCGTGGAGAATCATTACAGATGACTTTGAGGATAATGTAAGGCAATCAGTTGCTGAAACGTTAATTAAATTAGAGGAACTAGAGGAGGCAGCCAAACTAGAGAACGATAGAAAAATCTGGTTAGAGGTACTAAAATACAAAAACAAAATTAGGGGTGGTGAGATTGAACGTCACGAGGTAGAACACAAAGGTGAGGTATCAATTAAACTAAACTGGGGTAATAAACTATAATGGAAATAGAGTTGTTCAGTCCCCATATCGGGCAACAAAAAATAATTGATGGATTTGCTGATAGTGAACACAAATTTGGTATTGTAGCAACAGGACGCCAGTTTGGAAAATCATTATTAGCTCAAAACCTAATGTTATACTGGTTATTAGGTGAGGCAAACATGAAAGGTGCTTGGATCACTCCAGTATATAACCAATGCCAAAAAATATTCGATGAATTAACTAATGCATCTCATGAAATCATTATTAGACAAAATAAATCAGCTCTCACTATCGAATTTGTTAACGGTTCTACACTTAAGTTCCTTAGTACTGATAATTATAATACTATACGGGGGTTTAGCTTCGATTATATGGTTTTGGATGAAGCAGCTTATATAAAACAAGATGCAATTGAACAAGCAGTATTACCTACACTATCAGCTATTGGTAAAAAATGTTTGATCATCAGTACACCCAAATCCAAGAACTGGTTCTATGAGTATTTTATGCGAGGTAACACGCAAAATCCAACGTATACTGCATTCAAAGGTATTTCTCAGGACAATCCGCACGTTAACCAAGACTTTATTTTAGAACAACAAAAATCACTACCTAAAAATATATTTGATCAGGAATACTATGCTGAGTTTACTGATGCAGGTAATGATGTGTTTACCAACTTAGATATGGTATGTATACTTGATAAATGGGATGACGATACAAGAGGAAAGAGATATTTTGCTGGAATTGATTTGGGACTCCAGAATGACTATTCTGTACTCTGCATTATGGATGACGGAGGAACAGTGGCTTATATGGAACGAATTAATGGAACGTCATATGCAGATATTACAAAATCGTTTGTTGCAAGTCTTAAACGATATCAAGTTACATCAGGATATTGTGAAATTAATGGCCCAGGCTTACCCGTATTTGAAGTTATCCATTCGCACAATAGAAAAATAGATTCTTGGATTACCACTAACGATAACAAAGTAAATGGTATTCGTAAACTAATTTATGATTTACAAGAAAGTAACTTAGTATTACCATCAAAACATTTATTCTCGTTTTTACACGATGAATTAAGTATATACACATATAAAATGAATGCTAATGGTTCTATGAATTTCAGTGCACCAAGTGGTTTTCATGATGATACAATTATGGCACTGATGTTAGCAAATGAATCCCGTAATGCTGTATTTAAAAGATCTAAATTTCACATTGGTACAAACATTAAACCAAAATTTGGTGGTAGTTTGAAATCTTATTAGTATATTTATTGATATGCCGATTGAATTCAAAACAGAAGAAGAACGTAACCCAACTACTCCCTCAGTAATTGAGGAGGATTTACAACAAGCCATTTTCACTGAAGATGAGGAAATGAAACTAGCAATTGAATTCCTAGAGGAATGTGGATTGTATAATAAGTTTTTATTGTGGGTAGGAATTAAAGACCAATTGAAACAATTAAAGAAAGACTTGGTGTCTTAATACTTTAAGTGTATATTTATTGAAGTGAGTTATTTGCCGTAGATTATCTCACTTACAGATGCTATAATAGGGGGGTTTTCGGCGAGTGTTGCCTCATGTTCATTTTATCCCCCCTAGCATCTTTTATCCTAGACTTTTAGATAAAATTTCGTATGTTTATCATATAAAAATAAAAGTTATGTATAGAACACAATTAGTTACGACAAAAGGAGATGCAATTAGAACATTCATCTCATCATCACACCCAGCTACTAGATTTGGAAGCGAAGGAGTAGAAATCATTTACACTGATAACAATACTAGTTTTACTATTATGGGTAACTGGAATGTTATTATTGAAAAAGTAGATGAAGAAAACGAAAAAGATTTAACTTTCACAGGATAATTTCGTATATTCAAGACATAAAAAATAAAAGTTATGAAAAAAATAGTATTAGTGATGTTGAGTGTTGGAACAACATTCATAGTAAAAGCTCAAACGGAAATATTTACACTTTCAAATTTAAATAAAAGATATAGTCAATATAATTTATCACTTACACTATTAGTACAGGATAGTATTTTAATACAAAATGAAATTGACTCATTAATAGATAAAAGAAAAGAACTAGAAATAAAACAAGATGAATACAAACAAATATATGGAGTTTCAAGTAAATTAATAGCATTTAAAATAAAAGAAATAGGAAAACATTCTGTATCTTACGTTGAACAAGACAAAACAGCATATATTTATAAACTTTATCAGTTTTATGGTGAAACACTTAAACCAACACGTGTGGTTATAAATGAGGGTAAGATTGGTGATTTACATGAAAGATTAAAATTGATAGAATACTCCATGTTCCGACAAAGACAAGATATAATAGAAATAAAGAATTTAATTCAACTAAACAAATAAAATTCTTATTTTCAATATAAAACTGTTTGTTTGTTTCATAGTTTAGGGAGGGCTCGCAAGAGCCCTTTCTTATTTAAGAGAGTAAAACACATAATGTAAATATTTATTATCGAATGAATAAAACAATTAAAATACCTGATTATTTTATGGTTAAGCACTACAAAACGCTTAACATATTATCATCACTAGATGAAACAGAGCAA